TAAAACCGCGTTGGGGGCGGTCTCTCCCACTATAAAAACAATTTGATTAACAGAGCATTTCTTGAGACACTGGACTATTATTATTTTTTTCATTTTAAAATTTGAGTAGCAGAGCGTATCTTTCTGTTTTTTCAAAAATTTCAAAAGTTTTTTAGAAATTACAAAATAAATCAAGAGATGTACTCAAATTTTAATTTACAAATTTTAGAAAACCCCAGTTTCTTTTTAGTACACCATAACGGTATCGCAAATAGCTTACGAGCCTCTCAATAGCACACAATAGCCTTTTCTATCACCCCACTATAAAACCGCGTTGGGGGCGGTCTCCCCCATAGGGCGGTCTCCCCCATCCCCCATCCCCATCTCTCAATATTATGCTTGTTATTACTTTGTATATAAATATTTGATTATATATATAAATAATGGAAATGAAAAGAAAGGTAGTTGAAGGTACGAGCGGTTCTGAAGGAGAAGGTTCTTATAAGTATGAGGCGGTTATTTTTGAAGCTTATAAGTATGATGCAGATAGAGAGAGTGATGATTCTATCACAAGCTATCCCAGCCTACAGATGGAATCGCGTAGAATATTCTATAGTAAATTCTTTAATATTATGAAAAGTTGTTATAGATATTAAATGGATGTTATATAATAGAGTATGAGTATATATTTCAAGGATCATCCAGAGTTCAGACCGAACATAGCACCTAAGGATATGTTTAAACTGGGTATTATGGGCGGCTCATATTTTAGAAAAATCAAATCTCCTAAAACTAAAAAGATATATCAAAATCACCATAAGCATTTTAAGTTTCTCAAAGATATTCCAGACAATTTAATAATAAACCAAGAATATGACAAAAGTGTAAATTATTACAAAGTAGAAGTTGGTACCAGCTATGAATACTGGATGGAAAAGAATTGGATAAAAGAAGATATAGACCCTTATGGATGGATAGAATGGTATTGTAATTTTTATAATGGACGCAGAACAGAAGATGATATACGCCAAATAAACCGATGGAAGAAGTCTGCTGGCCCTAAGGGTAGATTTAAAAATCAATTACAAAACAAAGTTAACGAATTGAGAAGCAATAGCGAAAAAATATATCCGAGATTAAGACAGACACTCCTTCATTGGGCTTATGACAGCCGCAAAATGAAAATCATATAAAAAATGATTTCGTATATTAATATATATTATAAGCCTGTCGCGCAGTCTATGTCTCTCCCTGCTGACTTTAACGATGTTATGAATGAGACAGATGTAACGGAGGTAACGGCGGACGATGTTGGGCTTACTTTGGATGTTGCCTCTTCGTTTGATGTCATACTTAATAAGAAAATCGAGGAAATTAATGAATTATACGAGTTGAAGACAAAAAACAAAAAAATGACATCAAATGCTAATGAAATTAATTTTATGGATAAGAAGTTGTATAATAAAATTAATGCCGCGATTGACAAAAAATATAAAGAGTCTAAGCAATATAAGAAAAAATGCGAAGAAGAAGTTCAAAACGCTTTATAATTCTAATAAACTATATAAATATATATCATCATATATTAATATGACTGATATAAATCAAGTTAATAATGTCGTTGATAACGAGATGATATATTTTATTAATAATAACATCAAGGATGTCAATAAAATAGAGTATATTTACAAAAAATACAAGGACTCTATGAATATTGATAAGAAAGCCATTAAAAACAGAATATGCGAAATCAATAATTACAGAAAGGTACTTAAAGAGCTTGTAAAGCAGCCTATTATCAAGCAGCGAACCAAAGAATGGTTTGATGCGCGAGAGAATCGCTTGACGGCGAGTGATTTACATGATGCAATTCAAGAAAAAAAGGTAAGTGATATGATTGCTAAAAAGAAGGCGAAAATCACGAAGGATAATACTAATTATAATTCTATTAAGGCATTAAAATGGGGGACAATGTTCGAACCTATGGCATCTCGCGTATATTCCGAAGTGAATGGTAATGTTAATATATACGAGTTTGGGCTCATTTGTGATCCGCGCAACGAACATTTCGGGGCTTCTCCTGATGGAATTAATGAACTCGGAATTATGATAGAAATCAAGTGTCCCTATAGTCGCAAAATAGTAGATGGCTATATACCCGAAAAATATTTGATGCAAATACAGGGACAATTGGCTGTTTGTAATTTGAATGAATGTGATTACATAGAATGTATGTTTATAGCGTTAGAAGAAAGCGAGTATATGAAAGAGTTTGAAAACAACGAAGATGCCGATATTAAACACGGCATAATCGCAGAATACATCTCTTGTAAAGGTAATCAAGAATACACTTATTTATACAGCGATAGCGGCAATAGCAGCGATAGCGGCGATATTAATAAGAAGGCAAATGATAACATAAAAGATATTCGTAATAAAATAGACGCATTTAATGAGAATCCAGAAAACTGTAATTATAAACTTGAAAAACTTACTTATTGGAAGCTGGACAAAATAAATACGCAAAGAGTAGTATTTAATAAACGCGAATGGGAGGATATTAACAATAAAATACATATCTTTTGGGAAAAAGTAGAAAGGTTCAAGCTTCTTCCCGTAGAAAGAATAAGATTCATATCTGACGATGATTAGCCCATTGGTTTATTGACTTATTGAACACCATACCATCCGAACTCTGATAAACTATTTGTTTTATTTGTAGGTTGCCCTCCTGCTGTATATTTTTCATTTGAAAAATTATTAGAATAAGGATTTACAAAATATACCATACTCATACTTGTCGCAATGTTATTAGTTAGACATACAGAATCGTAATTTTTGTTATCTATGGTATAAGCACTGGACACATTTAAGCACCCGCACGCATGCTTGCTATCATCAGTACTACAATTCAAGAAACATTGTTTACTGTTGCTTTTAATATTATCTGAAGACAAGAAGGTTTTTAATGAATTACTATTACTATTAACAATATTTATATCAGTTATAATTCCTCCTGTATTTGTTAATCCTAAGAATACTATAGAAACTAAGGCTCTCATTCTAAAAGTATCAGGATCGCATTTGTCATTATTCTTAATAGTATAGTTGGTAGAACAAGATTCGTAATTAGTACCATTTGATCCTCTATTAGAATCTGTAACCTTTATATCTTCTACATCATTCTTTAAATATGGAGCTTGTGAAATAAATACATATATGGGGAAATAAAAAATCCTTGCATTTGGATTGAGTAAACTGGTCTCTCTTATAATTGTTTTTATTTTTGTATCAATTTTATTAGTTAATTCAGTAGTATTAGCATATTCGACATAGCCTACATTAGGGTCGGTTAGCCTTACTTTGTAAGAATTAATATATTCAATAGCCTTAATGAGATCGACTGGATGAATTTTAATACATCCGTATGCAAGCAATAAATCCCTGCTTCTTATATCAGTATATTTTGTTAAATATATATTGTTATAAGTGTCAGTATCGCATTTATAAGAGGTGTGATAATCTTCAATTACTTTGCCGTCTCTTAATACTTCGCTCGTATATTTTGCGTCATTTCTAAGATCATTAATTTGTACTAAAACATTATCTAAATTACATTTTACACCAACAGCCGAATACTTATCTATAAAGAACTCCTTTATATCATAATTACAAACACTGACAATATAGAATATGCTTAAAATAACAAATATAATAGTCAATAACAACAATAATAAATCCTTCATTTTCATTATATATATTATAATCTCTATATTATTTAATTATTTTAATTATTTTTATTTTACTTATAGAGGTCTTTATAATATATTTTTTGGCGATATCTTTGGATATCTTTGGAGCATATTATACCGCGTCTTCTGGCGCTCCTAATTCAATAAAACTCAAACTATATGTAGGATCATTTGGTCTCGCTACTTTTAAATCGCCCATAGAATCTACGAATAGATTCCAGCAGTTACCTCCAGTTTTATCGCACAATTCTAATCCTTTAGAAGTAGCGGTGGAATCTGTAAATATTTTAACACCTTTTTCAGCAGTCAGATTACTTTTAGCTATTGTTTCTTTCATTAATTCTAATTTTGTAATATCAGCATTCTCCCATATTCTATCGCGAATCTTGTTGTTTGCTATATTGTTGTTATTTAATCCAAAAGTGAAAAACTTATTTAAATTAGCGCTTGAATTATCAAACATATTATTATAGTCTGATGCAAGATAATTGCTGGTGCCCAATATATAATTACTCGTCTTACCGAACTTATTATCATATTCTGATTTCATAAAATTGCTTGTGTGTAATATGTAATTACTTGCATTACTGAACTTCCTATCATAATCGGATGTTAGAAAATTGCTGGAGCTAAATATGTAATTGCTTGTATTACTGAACCTCTTATCATAATCGGAAATAATATAATTGCAGGTTGATTTAATATGATCGTTGTGTATATTGAACTTATTATCATAATCAGTAATTACCTCTTTTTTTAATAAACTATTGCTATCTTCAGATTGTGCTACAGTGTCGTTAATTTTGCTTTTAACAGCTTTCTTATATTCAAAATAATCGTATATTAACCAAGATAAAACACCTATTAAAGCTAATAATATTAATGTCAATATAACATATAATACAACCTCTAATACTTCCATTATTTTTTCTTCTTTTACTATACTATCTAATAATTTAATTATTTTTATTTATTTGTTTTACCTCGTTATTCATTATATTATAGTAATTATTTTCGTTAAATTTTTATCGCCAACTTCGTCAACTTCGTCAACTTCGCCAACTTCGTCAACTTCGTCAACTTCGCTTTCCATATTTTCATATTCTTCAATATTATTACCAACTTTGCCTTCATCGCCACCACCGGTATTATCATAATTATTTTGTATATTAATTAGTTCATCAAATCTATTTGCATTTAGCGCGTCTCCAACAAAATCTCCGCTACTACCGCCACCGGATACTTTTTTTTTATTATTACCTTTAAAACCTCCATCGTCATCATCGCTATCATCGTCATCATAGCTATCATCGCTATCATCGCTATCATCAGACGCATTATCATCATCGTCTTCGCTATCATTATCATCATCGTCGTTATCGTCATCATCATCGTTATCGTCATCATCATTATCATTATCATTATCATCATCATTTGATGCATCTGAAGATGATTTTGAACCGCCTTTATATTTTTCTTCATAATCTTCGTAATCTTCTAATACTTCATTATCTAATCCATCGTATTTGTCATAATTTTCATAATCTTCAAACTCATCAAACTCTTCATTGTTGCCTCCGCCAATCTTAACAAGGTTTTTCATTGTTTTAAAGTTTTTATGATATTTTTCCATAACCTTTTTTACATTACTACTATATTTATCTCTGTCATTATCTTCATCACTATCATTACTGCTATCGCTGCTATTACTGCTATCGCTGCTATCGCCAGCATCGCTATCATTACTGCTATCGCCAGAATCTCCAGCATCTCCAGCATCGCCAGCATCGCCAGCATCGCCGTCTTCTATTTTGTGCTTGTGTATATATTGCTCGATTTTGTCATGAGGTATTTCAAGTTCATCTGTATTTAATCGTAATTGTATTCCCATCGCTTCAAACTCCTGGATTAAAAG